GCCCGACCTGCGCCGCGCCTGGCTCCGGGGTGTTGCCCGGCTCGAGCGGGAGGTCTCGGAAGCCGAGCTCGTGCGGATCCTCCGAAGCCAGGCGGTTGACCAGTTGATTGCCGACCTCTACACCGGGGAAGCCATCGAGCGGGCGTTCGCCGAACTGCGGGTGAGTGTGCGGGACGGTGTCGCCCAGACCGCCACGGCGTTCCAACGGGAGCTGCCCAAGGCCGCCGTACCCGGGATTGCGTTTGACGTCTTGAGTCCTCATGTCGTGACGGCGATCCGGACTTTGGACACCAGGGTCATGCAGGGGCTCGTGGCCGAGGTCCAGGCCACGGTGCGCCAGCACGTGCAGGCTGGGCTGGAAGCGGGTCAGGGACCGGCGGCCATCGCCCGCGGGCTCCGCGCGGTGCTCGGCTTGGCGCCGAACCAGGAGGCTGCGGTGCGGAACTTCGAGGCGATGCTCCGGGCTGGGGACCGCGAGGCATTGACCCGGGCGCTCCGGGACCGGCGGTTCGACGGCACGCTCCGGCGGGCGTTCGCGGGGGACGGGCTGCGTGAGGCGCAGATCACCCGGATGACGACGGCCTACCGGCGGCGGATGGTGGCGTTCAACGCCCAGACGCACGCGCGGACGGCGGCGCTGGATGCCACCAAGCGCGGTCAGGCGCTGGCCTGGCAGCAGGCGGTCGAGCAGGGGTTTGTGGACGGGAGCCGGCTGATGAAGAGGTGGGCTTCGGTAGGAGATGATCGGGTCCGGCCCGCGCATGTGGCCATGAACGGTGAGGTCGTCCCGTTCGATCAGCCGTACTCGAACGGCGAGGATCCGCCCGGAAGCCTTTCGTTCAACTGTCGCTGTATTTCGGCGTTCTTCCTCGCACGCGGAGCCGCGGCATGAGTGAGCCTCTGGGGATCCGGGCGCCAGATCCCGCCTCCCCGTTCGCCCCCGGACAGCACATCGTCCTCAAGAATCCCGTCCGCGCGCACTTCGCGGCATTTATCNCCGGGAATGCGACGATCTGTGAACGGGTGGTCCAGGCCGGGAGTGCTGAGGGGCAGACGTTGATCCTCTGTGGCGCGGGGCCGACGCTCCGGGACCATGCCGCGAAGTGGTGCCCGCGCGGGGATCAGGTCTGGGGCTGCAACTCGGCCATGACCTGGCTGCACACCCACGGCTACCCGGTGACCCACGGGTTCACGATTGATCAGACGCCGCACATGCTGGAGGAGTGGGCCACCGTGCCGGACGTAGAGTATCTCCTGGCGTCCACGGTGCACCCCCACCTCGTGCAGCTCCTCCAGGGCGTGCAGCGGTCCATCACGTTCTTCCACAACTACGTCGGCATCGACGCGCGGCCGGTGGAGTACTGCACGTGCGGCCACGATCATGTCCGCGAGTCAGACGGGATGGCGCCGACCTGTGCTCACTGTCCCTGCGCGGCCTACGAGCCGCGGCGGATGGACTATGAGGACTGGCTCTACATCCAGCTCTATCCCAGCACGGTCCGGGCAGGTTCGGGGCTGAACTCGGTCACCCGGGCGATTGACGTCGCCCTGTTCATGGGATTCGCCCGGATTATCGTGCTGGGGGCGGATTGCGCCCTGCGGGTCAGCCAGCCGCTGCCCTCCGGCGTGGTAGCCGGCACGCCGGCCTTCCGGCGCTGGCTCGAGGAGTCGGTGGAGATGCACGCCGACGGCGGGAGNGCGGNGGCCTCCGGGGCCACGGAAACGACCATCGACGGCGTCATTGACGGCCGGTATTGGCTCACAAAACCGGACATGATGATCACCGCGGTCTGGTTGGAGCGGTGGCGCCGGAAGCTGGGCCGGCGACTCACCCTGATCGGGGATACGTTGCCGAAGGCACTGCGGGACAAACCGGAGGCCTACTTGGACCGGCTGCCGGCGATGGTGGACGCCCACGGGAACCCGTTGCGGCTCATATGACTTGACGTGGGCGCGGGACGTGCCCATGTTTGGCGAGTAGACAATAGGCAGTGAGTGGCCCCCGTGGCCCCAGGAATGGTTCTTGGGGCCACGTTTCTTTGTGCGGCGGGCTGGGCCCGCTAAGGAGACCGTCGTGGCGCTCAGGGCGATCCTCGACAAGCTGGACGACGTGGCGGAGGCCCAGCGGGCCCTCTACGTCGCGCGGGACGGGAAGTACGTGCTGGACGTGGACCCGGATTCGGCGGAGGAAGCCTTCGCCTCTGGGCTCAAGAGGAACCGGGACGACACGCTCCGAGAACTGGCGGCGGCCAAGAAGAAGCTCGCCGCCTGGGATGGGGTGGATCCGGAAGAGTACCGGAAGCTCCGCTCCGCAGCTGACGAGGCCGAGCGCAAGAAGGCTGCGGCCGAAGGGGACTTCAAGTCCCTGGAGAAGCAGCTGATCGACCGGCACAACGCCGAGCTGGAAGGACGGGACACCAAGATCGGCAAGCTGACGGCGGCGCTCGAGAAGCGGCTGGTGCAGGCGAAGCTCCAGGCGGCGTTGAGCAAGGCCAACGCGCGGCCGACGATGCTGGACCTGTTGGTGCTCGACGGATCGCGGCACATCCGGGTGCGGGAGACGGGCGACGATTTCGAGGAATTCGTCGCGGACGAGAAGGGCACCCCGCTCGTCGCCGATGGCAAAGGCACCCCGATGACCGTGGAGATGTTCGTCGAGCAGCGGCTCAAGACGAAGTATCCCGACGCCTTCCTGGGGTCGGGGAGTTCCGGAGGCGGGGCCTCCAAGTCTACCGGTGGGGCCGGTGGCGGAAGTGTGATCCCGGCCGGCGATGGCAAGGCGTTCATCGCCAATCTGGACAAGATCGCGAAGGGCGAGGTCCAGGTTCAGTAGGAGGTCGGGGAGCCACCGCCCGGCGTGGCCGGGCCGCTGAAGGAGTCCGACCGTGGCCAACACCATTACGAACGTCCTGCCCACCCTGTTGGCGCAGGGGCTCTTGGCGCTCCGCCAGAACTGCATCCTGCCGCGGCTGGTGAACCGGGACTACCAGAACCTGGCCGCCCAGAAGGGCAACGTCATCAACGTGCCCATCCCCTCCGCGATCGCGGCCCGGAACGTCACCGCCGCCGTGACCTATGCCGCCAACGTGGACAGTGCGCCCACGACCGCGGCCGTGACGCTCGACTTCTGGAAGGAAGCGCCCTTCCACCTCTCCGACAACGACCTGGTGTCGGCCATCGAGGGGGTCATCCCGATGCAGGCGTCCGAGGCGATCAAGTCGCTCGGGAACGCGATCGACGAGTACATCATCGGGAAGCACCTCGGGATCTACGGGCTCGTCGGCACGGCGGGCACCACGCCGTTCAACGCCTCCCTGAACATCGCCAAGGATGCCCGCGTGCTGCTCAACAAGCAGCTGGCGCCGCTCACCGACCGGCGGGCGGTGATCGACCCGGATGCCGAAGGCAACCTGATGATCAACAGCGAGATCCTCAAGGCGAACGAGCGCGGGGATCAGGGCGGGATCATCGAGGGCACGATCGCCCGGAAGCTCGGGTTCGACTGGTTCATGGACCAGAACCTGACCGGGCAGCTCTACACGCCGGGCGACGGCTGGGCCTCGGGTAACATCGCCTCAACGGTGGGCGGCGCGGTCGGCGACACGACGCTGAACATCATCAACGCCACGGCGTCGGGCAGCATCAAGGTGGGCGACATCTTCCAGCTCACGGCCGATACGGCGAACCAGCAGTATGTGGTCACCGCCGCGGCCACGATCTCGGCCACGGTGGCGGTCGCGATCTCGTTCACGCCGCCCCTCAAGACCACGGTGGCGACCGGGGCGACTCTGGACGCACTGGTCACGGTGCCCTACGTGCCCAACCTGGCATTCCATCGCGATGCGTTCGCGTGGGCGTCCCGGCCGCTGGCGGACATCCAGGGGCTCGGCAACCAGATGATGACGGCGGTGGACCCGGTCTCGGGCGTGGCGCTCCGGCTCGAGGTCTCGCGGCAGTACAAGCAGACGACCTTCTCGTACGACGTGCTCGGCGGGGCCAACCTGGTGCGTGCGGCCCTGGCCGTGAAGATCGCCGGGTAACCCACTCCTCCCGTTCGGGGCGCACACGCCGCCCCGGATGGGGGCCGTTCATACAGGGGGTGGGAGATGGCCGTCACGATCGTGGCAACGGTCGGAAGTGCGTCCGCTAACAGCTACGTGACGCTGGCGGAATGCACGACCTATATGGAGGCGCGGCTCAACAGCGATGCTTTCGACGATGCGGTAGCCGATAGCCAGAATCGGGCGCTCGTTGAAGCGACGCGTGAGTTGACCGTGCTCCCGTGGGATGGCCTCCAGGTCACCGCCACCCAGGCGCTGGCCTGGCCGCGGCAGTGGTCCCGGGATCCAGACTCCCCCGTCCAGGACTACTTCGAGACCGACGTGATTCCGCAGCGCGTCAAGGACGCGACCTGCGAGCTGGCGTTTCAGTTTCTGAAGGCGGGCACGACGGACGTCGCGGCCGAGCCGGCGGAGTTCGGCGTGACCGAGAAGACCGTGGATGTCCTGACCACGCGCTACGAGTCGCGCCAGCGCAGCACGGGCCTCCGGCGGTATCCCCGTGTCTGGGATCGGATCGCGCCTCTGTTGCAGTATTCCCCGAGCACCCGCCGGCTGGTGCGCGGATGATCACGTTCACCCGTGTCACCCAGACGCAGGACGAGGCGACCGGGCTCCTGACGCCGGTCACCACGACGATCACCGGGGAAGCTGTGCAGGTGCGCGGGAAGCCGCAGCGGTACGCCGCGCTCGGTCTTCGGCTGGACACCATGCCCACGCTCCTGGTGACGCCGACCACCTACCCGCTGCTGGCGAATGGGGATGAGTTCGTGTTGCCGGGGGATACCGTGGAGTGGACGGGTGAGACCTACACGGTCAAGGACGTGGAGCCCGTCGCCCCCGATGGTCGGGTGATCGTCGCTCGGGTGGTGGTGGCCAAGTGAGCTTCCAGGACGATCTTGACCGCTTCCTCGCGAAGCTGGAGCAGCAGCGCCGCGACCTGTTCGTGGGCGTAGCGACGGAGACGTTGCGCTCGATCCAGGAAGGCTCCGCACTCACCGGGGCGCCGGGCCAGCCGGTGGATACCGGGAACCTCAAGGCGTCCTGGCAGCTGCTCTTCGAGAGCGAGACTACGGCGCTGATCCAGACGAACGTGATCTATGCGCCGGGGATCGAGGACGGGATCAACATGACGACCGGGCAGCGACTCGTCCAGCGGTCCCCGGTCGGTGGGTTTCACAGCGTTCGCCTCACCCGCGCCGGCTTCCAGCGCATCGTGGCCGCGGTCGCGCAGGAGGTGACCGCATGATCAACCACGCCGAGATGCAGCAGGCCATGCGGGACCGCGCGCTCACGCTCTCCGTGGTGACCACGGGGGCCACCAGCCTGTCCGCCACCGCCACCGGCTACGCGCGCGCGGCCGGCTCGTTCCTCACCGACGGGTTCCGGGTGGGCATGGAGCTGGTGGGCACGAGCTTCACGAACGCGGCCAACAACGCGGCCAAGGTGATCACGGGCGTCACGGCGACCACGCTGACCTGCCCCGGCTGCGCCGTGGAAGCCGCGGGCACCCGGACCCTCGCCGTGGGGCTCCCGGCCTTGCGCGACTGGGAGAACCTGCCGCTCACCGTCGTCCCCGGCCGGCCCTACGTCCGGGAGCAGTACCTGCCGGGGCCCATGGCGCAGATCACCCTGGGTCCCTTGGGCGAGCTCGAGGCCGATCCGCTGTACGTGCTCCAGATCTTCACGCCGGCCAATACCGGGTTCCTGGCCGCGGCGAAGTACGCCGACGCCCTGCTCGCCCACTTCGTTCCCCGGACGGCGTTGACCCTGACGTCTGGGGACGTGCTCACTGTCCGGACCAATCCGGCGCCCTTCCGGGGCCAGCTGCTCCAGGATGTCCCGGGCTGGGCCGTCGTCCCGGTCACCATTCCGTTCCGCTGCCGCACGCCGACCGTCAACTAGAGGAGTCCGACGATGGCTTTCCAGACTGCAAACAACATCCTCGTGGCGATCAAACGCGAGACAGTGACGGGGGTGGCGGCTACCGCGACCAGTGCTGTGCGAGTCCGGGTGACCGACAGCCCCGGCCTCGCGCTCACGCGCGCCGTAGTCCAATCCAACGAGAAGCGGGCCGATGGTCTGAAGACCATGGGTCGGCTCGGGTACAAGGGGGTCTCCGGATCGTACAACGCTGAACTGAGCACCGGCGGGGCGATTGACCTCCTCCTCGAGGCCATCATGCGGTCTACGTGGTCCACGGTGACGGCGATCGGATTCGCGTCCGTGACCACGGTGACCGTTGGGACGAACGAAGTCGTCGCGGCCGCCGGGGACTGGGTGGGGGGGCAGGGGATCCGGGTGGGGGACATCTTCACCCTGACGGGCTATTCCACCGCGTCCGCCAATGCGATCAACGCCCGCGTGGTGGCGGTGACGTCGCTCACGATCAGCGTGCCGGATGGGACGTTCGCCACCGCCGGCGCCGCCGATGCGGCCGGCACCCTGACCCGACTCAAGAAAGTCACCAGCGCCACGACCCCCACGCGCTACTCGCACTCGATCGAGCAGTACGATCAGGACATCGACCTCTCAGAGCTGTTCCTGGGGTGCCGCGTGATCGGGGTGCGGCTCTCGTTCCGACCGGGGGAGATGGCCACGGCGACCTTCACCTTCCTCGGAATGGATCGGACCGTCCTGGCCACGGGTACGTCGCCCTACTTCGACAGCCCGACCCTGACCACGACGCTGGGGCTCATTGCGGATGACAGCGCGATCCGGATGAATGGGGCCGACATCGCCAAGTTCACGGGTTTCGAGCTGGACTTCCAGATCACGGCTCAAGGGGTCCCGGTCATCGGGTCGTTGGTGACGCCGGACATCTTCGACAACGACTGCATGGTGTCGGGTCAGGTGACCGGGCTGCGGGAGGACTTCGCCAACCTCACGCTGTATGACGCGGAGACGGAGTTCGAGATCTCCATCCTTCTGGAAGAGCCGAGCGGCACCCCGAAGGAATGCCTCTCGATCTTCCTGCCGCGGGTGAAGATCAGTGCCCTGTCGGCGCCCGCTGGTGGGGGGGATGGGGCGAAGGTGGAGACGCTCTCGCTCATGGTCGGCCCCAAGGCTGCGGCGACGGGCTACGACGGCACGATCGCCATGATCTCCAGCTCCGCTGCCTGATGCGGATCGGCGATGTCGTGACCTACGTGGACGCGGCCGGGCACGTGGTCCCGGCCCGCGTCGCGGCGGTCGTGGGGAGCGGGCCGAGCGGCTACAAGGCGCTGGACCTGATCACGGCCGCGAGCGAGACGGTGCCGGGCGTGCTGCATGTCGGGGATGCGCCCCATGGCCCCTGCTGGTGTCGGGAGGGGGACCCGTTGCCCACCCCGGCGCCGGAACCCCCGATCTGGCCCGACGACGACGAGGAACCCGCGCGCCGCACGCGCGCCCGGGCAGCGAAGCGGAGCGACTGACGTTCCGCGTTCCCGTCGTGCGGTGAGGCCCGTTCGGCTCGCCGGCGTGCCACGGCGGGGACGCGGAACCACCCAAGGAGCACACGATGGGCACGCCATCCGGTATCAGCCTCACTCAGTTCGCCGATCTCGCCAGTCAGGAAGAGGCAGGGATCGTGGTGCAGTTGGACGATCCCCGGACCGGGGAGCCCGCGACCTACGGTCCCGACCAGAAGCCGGTGACGATCACCGTCGCCGGGTCGTATGCGCCGCGGTTCCGGGATGCGGAAGCCAAACGGTTGGCCCAGTGGGCGAAGCAGCGCCGCGCGCCGAAGGGGACCGAGGTCCAGGAAAGTCAGCGGGAGACCGTGGCGGCCTGCGTGCTGGCGTGGGATGGGATCTTCGACCGGCCCCCCGAGGACGGCGGGACGCCGCTCCCCTGTACACCCGAGCACATCCGGCAGCTGCTCGCGGTCCCGCCCATCTTCGCGCAGGTCTGGGAGGCGATGCACGACCATGAGCGTTTTTTCGGGACGCGCTCGCCGAGCTGATCGGCTATGCCCGGCACCATGCCACGCTCCGCACCACGGCAGCGGACGGAGCGACGCGGCGCGCGCACCTCGAAACCGCCGCGGCCAAGGGCTCCGTGCGGGCCCGGGAAGCCCTCGAAGGTCCGGAGTTCCCGGAGGCGCTCCGGTATCTGTGGGAGCGGTTCGAGCGGCTGGACGCCATGCGGGAGGCGGGCTTCCACGGGCCCGCGCGCTTCTCGCCGCCGTTTCTCGCCGCCGCCTGTCAGTTATTTGGCTGGACGCTGGCGCCGCATGAGGTGGAGGCCCTGACGATGCTCGATCTGGCGACGCTGTATCCGGAGCCCACGGACCGGGAGACCCCCGAGCCGCGGACGGATGCGCCGTGGCCAGAGCGGAAGGGCTGATGGACATCGCATCGCTGGCCACACTGGGCCTGAGACTCGATGCCACCGAGATGGTGACGGGCGCGGAGCGTGCCCGGACCGCGTTGCGCGGGGTAGGTCACCAGGCCACAGAGACCGAGAGCAAGATCAAGGTGCTGCGCGGTGTCGCCGTCCAGTTGGGGTTGGCGTTTTCCGCGTACCAGACTGCCCGCTGGGCGGCCGAGACCGTAAGCCTCGGCGCCCGGTACCAGACGCTCGGCGTCGTCATGGACGTCCTCGGCCGGAACGTCGGGAAGACCCGGACCGAGATGGATCTACTTCAGGCCAATCTTCAGAAGACGGGGATCAGCGCCATCCAGGCGCGCAACAACATCGCCCGGATGATCGGGGCGAACCTCGACCTCGCGAACGCGACCCAACTGGCACGGCTCGCCCAGGATGCGGCCGTGATCGCGAACCTCAACAGCTCGCAGGCGTTCGAGCAGTTGATCGGCGGGATCAGTACCGGCCAGCCGCGGATCCTCCGGACCATGGGGATCTTCGTGGACTTCAATCGCGCGCTCGACGAGCACGCGAAGGCCACGGGTCGCACGATTGAGCAGTTGGGCGAGTGGGAGAAGACGAACGTCCGGGCCAATGCCACGATGCGGGCCGGGACGGCGATTGCGGGGGCCTACGAAGCGTCCCTGGAGACCGCCGGGAAACAGATCCGGTCCGCGGAGCGGTACTTGGAGGATGCCCGGGTGGCCGTCTCGCAGGCATTCCAGCCGGCCTACACCGCGGCGGTGTTCGCCTACGCCGACGCGCTGAAAGCCATCGGCCGGAATGCCGAGACGATCCAGGCCACGCTGCTGGTGGTCGGCGGGCTGGCCGCGGCTGGGGCGCTCTACTGGATCGGTTACGCCAAGGCGGTGGCAGCGGTCACGCTCGCCCACACCCTCCTGAATGCGTCGATCGCCGCGACGGTGTTCCGGTTGGGGACGATGGCGGCGGCGGTGGGCACCTTCGCCGTGGCGGCGGCGCCGGTCCTCGTTCTGGCCGGGGCCTTCGCGCTGCTCGTGGCCGCGATCAAGGATGCGCGGAAAGAAGCCGCCCTGCTCGATCAGGAGATTGCGGACGATGCGAAGCTGTCGCGCA